TTACCGCACATTAAATACATACCCCTGCAAACCACCTAAAGCGCTCCTGTATCCGTCAGCAACGCTTGCCATTTCTGTATATCGTTCTGCGCACAGGCCGACCACGTGGCGCAGCTCGCTGGCAATTCGGGCGTTTGCATCCAGCGTTTGTCCGGCTCGGGCAGCCTGAGCGGCGACACGATCATTGGCGGCGGCGAGCTTGCCGCGCAAGCCGTCAAGATCGGCGCGAACAGCCACAGCAGCACGCTGGGCCGCATCCAACTGCGTTTGATACATAACTCGAACATCCTCCACCTCCTTTTGTAATCGTTGTTCCATCAGGCGCGCACGGACTTCGGCCTGCAACTGCGCCGCCCTGGTCTCTGTGCGAGCCAGCTCATAGCCCTTGCGATACTGCCCCTGGCCATACAGCGCCCCCCATAAAAAAAGGGCTGCCAGAACAGCAGCCCCTGCTAAAGCAGACTTGATAGACATAGCTGCCTCTCTGCCTGACGCCGCCGCTCCAGCCCCCGCAGTTTGCGGCCACCGGCATAAACCCAACGGTCTAGCTCCCGACATGCTCCGGCTATATCCTGAACCCGTAGCTTGCACAGCAAAGTGGAATTGGAAAACGCCCCGGCCCCCACGTTGTAGACAAAGCTGCTCAGCGCCACACGCACTTCATCCGGCAAGGGATAGCTCACAGAGCGATCCACCACAGCCAAAGCACGACGCACCTCCTGCTCGGTCAAAGCGTCACAATGTGCCGGGCTGGCCACATCCCCCAGCTTGACGCCTTGCGTGTAGCCGTCGCAAATGGTCGGAATGCCCACCGGGTCCACATAGGCGATCAAAGAGCGCCCTTCCCAAGCAGCAACCAAAGCAATCGCCGCCGAGATCACCCCCGCCCCCCACTTAGTCTTCAGATCCATGCTTCCACTCCTTGAGCTGGCGCCAGGCCTGCCGCACCCCACCCACAATCCGCGCAGCCGCCCGAATGAACTCGGGCAGCTTGGTCACGATCAAAATCACCACATAAGCCGCCCATAAAGTCAGCACAAAATCCTGCATGGTCCAACCATAAATAAGCAGGGCCGAACCCGTGCTTATGGGTAGGTGAGCGGCGTCGTTATCGAACATCATTTTTTTTCCTTAAATAAGCGTGATCACCAAACTAGGGAACCCGCAAAAACGCCGAATAAACGCTCCACAGAAACATGGGCTGTTAAAAATCACAGTTGAAGCGACCTGCTATATGGCCTACAAGACAGATTTACTTATGAATGCCACCCGTCAGCGCCGCCTTTCCCGAACCTGCCCTTCATTGGCAGAGGCCTTGGAGCGATACCTGAGTGAGGTGTCTACACTAAAAAAATCGGCCTACCAGGAGCGTTCACTAACCCGGGCCTGGAATAGCACCCTGTTGGCAAACCGGAACCTAGCGCGGATTACCCCGCAAGACTTGCAACGCGTACGCGACGAATGGATGCAAGATCGCGCTCCCGCTACCGTCAATCGACGGATGGCCCTGCTATCCCATCTATATACCGTCGCCCGTAAAGATTGGGGCTATAGCTGGTTGGCTAACCCGGTTCAGCTAATTCGACGCCCCGCTGTCAACGATGCACGCGACCGTCGACTTTTTAATCAGATTCGTCTGTATGGCGTCAGCGCTGAGGAATGCCCACGCTCCGAGTTCGAGTGGATCCTGAAACACACCCGCTCCAGTTGTCTGCCCACTGTGGTCAGCTTGGCGGTGGAAACAGGCATGCGTCGCTCGGAAATCGTGAATCTGACGCGCGAGCAAATTGATCTGACCCATGGGGTCATTACCTTGCAAGACACCAAGAATGGGGACACCCGTTATGTGCCTTTAACACCGTTCGCCCGCGACGCACTGCGCAAATGGCTAGTGGGCAAATCACTGCGTGGCCGCATTTTTGATGTCACTCCCGGATCTATCAGCCGAGCTTTCGCGCGCGCCCGCCTGCGCGCACGTAAAGCCTACGAAGCCTTGTGCCGTGGCTACAACCGGCGTCCTGTACGAGCCTACTTTCTGGATTTGCGGTTTCACGACTTACGCCATGAAGCTACTTCTCGGTTAGCTGATGTCTTCCCCGCCCACGAGCTTGCCAAAGTGACCGGGCATAGAGATACCCGGATGTTGCAACGCTACTTTCATCCTCGCGGGCGGGACTTGGCTCAAAAACTGATGCGCAGCAAACTGGGCCGCGCCCAGGCTGACCACTTACGCCTGAGCGCCTGATACCGGCCAAACAATGGCTTTGACAGCCTCCTCGGAAACAGCAGCATCAATCTGATCACGCAAGCCCTGACGCACACCAATGAGATGCTGGGTCAACTCCAGAAACGACCGCACTTGTGTCAAGGTCTTTTCACGCATTTCGTCCAACGAAATGCCACGGGCAGTCGCAATGCCATCCAGATACGGCGTTGCTATCGATGAGTCTTTGGACCATGCCAGGGCCTCTGCCTGCTGTACAGGCCAGGTCAAGCGCTCAGTTGCAGGATAACCGGCAGTCAACTCAGACACGGCACTCTCAAAACCCGCGTTCACAAGGGCCAACTGCTGTTCACGCAACTGCTCCAGGCTTGGCTCCACCTCAGGACCAGACTCGACACTCAGCCAAGGGGGCAAGACTCCCAGGCCATCATAAGTCTGGCCAAGGTAGGATTCGCCGAGAGTATAAGGACCATCCGGGGTATAAAGCGTAGCTTGGCGATTGTCCTCCACCAGTTGCCACTCTCCAGTATTTGCATCCCCGTACTGAATATCCAGCGTTTCCAGGCGAGACACCCAACGTGCTACCTTACCGGCAGGAATAGTGCTGGGCGGCGCAACGACGACATCACCAAATCCTTTCTCTTGATAAGGGGTCTGGCCGCAAAACAGGCCATGAGCATCAGTTTGAAAATAAGTCATAAAAACTCCTGACCACATCGTGGTGGCTTGAAAAATTAAAAAAGTGACTATGGGACTGCAAATGCGAGGTTGCTAGGCAGCGGCCAGAATGACGCAGTAGAACGAATAGTAGGCTCAATGAGATTCGCTGAGATGATCGGGGGCGTCCCCTCTACGGGGGTCTTTCTAGAGAAGCGAGACCCTGTAGAAAACTCCTACCGTATGACTGGTGCAGGGTTCTCATCCACAGTTTCTTTTGACTCCAAACGGGTGGTTCGGTCGAGCTTAGAAACCCGTCCTTTAAATACCTCATTGCATCCGCGCCTTCAGATCTGAAGGCGCGGATAAAGTGCGGTGCTGATCGGACGACTCACACCCGACGTACGCACTACACGAGAACTATCAAAATCTACACGACTTAAAAAATACCCAGCACCAGGAATTGCCTCCTGCGCATAATGTGTCGCATGACTAGAGACTCTGAACAGTCCATCTGATGAGTCGGCAACTAAAGATCCGACAACACCGACTCAGGGTTGAGCTGTGTCTATTTGCACAGAAGCTAACCCTCTCAGCCCTCATCGAATAAGTAAAGCACCGTCGAGTTTTCAGTGCCTAATGGCTTTAACTTTGCTACCACGAATTCAGATTTGAATGCGCGGGTGGAGAGCCGTATTTTGCGGTCGCGTTTCGGAGCCCTGATTTGGGACCATTGCTGCGGATAAAGGCCCCAGAGAGCCGCCTGTATCAGCCCCCACTAAAGAAATAGATGCGCCTGTCACGTCAAAGCTACTTGATGCCCAAGTCTGAATCGGGAGCATTTTTGTGGCTGCAGGTTGCGCATTACCCAAACCTCTCACATTTGCAGTTGGGTGGCCACTTCGCTGCAAATGCGAGGCCATTAGGGACTCTTCAAATAGAGGCTGTTCGCTGGGAGAAACATGATGTCTATGGTTTGAAGTCGGGAGGGAATATCCATACGTTAGACCGAGCAAAGCTTGGCGCGACTGGGATTAGCGCGTCGATTGGTTTAGCCGACTCAGCAGATCCTGGGATTATTTACGGTGTTGTTCACACAGGTAATGGATCTGAAACCCGCTCAATTAATACGGCGCTATATCCACGTATTCAAATTTGAATACGTGGGTGCAGGGCGAGATTAATAGGTCGTGTTTCTGCTCCTCCCGTAGAAGTGGTAGGTAGTGTGCCACCAGGCTCCTCATAGTCATAAGAGTCCACGGCCGAACCATAAATGAAATATCGGGCACCGGTATTTCCCTCAGGGGTCGGTGCCAGGTGTGTGTGTGTTTTAAAGCCTTCAACTTGCTTGGTACCTATCAACCTCGCATTTGCAGTGTCAGCGTCAGTTCCGGTTGCGCGGATGAATTGATCACGCAAATCAGGCAGGCGGAAACTGCCTGCAGAGACTTTCGAAAACACAAATGCCCCCTTCTTCCAGTCCCCTGGAGCGACGACGTGGCCGTTTGCCTCCGCCCAGGCCACCAGGGCAACAAAGCGTGTATTGGTTGGAGCAACGACCTGCCCAATTGCATCAACTTCATCCACGCGGGCATTCTTCGACGTCCCCCAGACAAAACGACCGACGTTCAGGCTGGCATAGCCTGTAAACGAACCGATAGTCTGCCATTGCAAGAGCTGTTGGCGATCGATCACGTAAATCACCGGACCTTGGTTGGTCTTTGGTGCAGTGGCAAATGTGGGGATCGAGGTCGATTTGTCGGCCTTCGTATCGGGATCAAAGTTCTTGTTGTGCCAGATTTTGCAGGCGGCCCGATACTCCTTCTTGCCCGACACACCACCGTTCAAATAAAAATTATCAGTGTAAGGATCGGTAGAAAGGCGCAAACCAGCATTCAGTGCCGTGCCATACGGCATATCCAAAAAGAACGAGCCTCCACCCCAGGTCGTAGTACGGTTCTGGTAGTACCAGCCAAATGGATTGACACTATCCCGGCCATTAGCCGGATTAACGGTACCCGCACCCAAGCCATAGTCACCCACAGCCAACGCCCGGTTCCACGCGGTGTACTCACCGGATCGACGGCCACGCCAAGCAAGCTCACCATCAAAAGAGGCATAGAGCTGACCGCCACCGGAACCTGACTGACGGTGGAATACCACCCCTTGATTAGTCACACCGGCGGGTAAATTGCTGGCGGCTCCTTGTGCATTTGGCACGTAATACATGCCAGCCCCCACGTCCAGCGTGCTCAGGTTTTCCGCTGGCCAGGCATCAATCGTCGTATCTGCACCGGCCCTTCCCAAGCCAAATGCACCCACTGTCAGGATTTTGCCGGCGGTGGTATCCCGGGCCGAGGACTGCAGGTTCAGACCCAGACCATAAGGAGTCAGGGCCTTGGTCTTGACCGTCCGGGCAGCGGCTTCCGCATCACTGGCGTAGGCCGTCATGCCCTTGACCGTCGCACTCGCATCGGGCGTCGCTGCCGTCAACAACTTGTTCAGCCCCAGCAGGTCATTGGCACCAAGCGTGACCTTGCGCGCACTGGCAGCCGACTTGAACTGCCCCCACAACCAGGCAAACTTTTCATCATTCAGTTGCTGCAGTTTGTTGAACTGCTCCACAGAAGGCGGGGTCGAACCGATAAAGGCCCAGCCCAGTTTGTACTGATCATCTTGCAGATCAATCACACCGCCAGTTTGGCCCCATTTGTATTCGAAGCCAGAATAAAAATTCACTACTGCCATGTTCACACCTCATAAAAAGACCGTCCGAAGGCGGTGGCTACCAACACGCGTGCGTGGTTGGCAATATTGGTTGTCAAATCACTCGTGCAAGCATTCCGATGCCAAAGCCATAAAAGCCCTGACTGGTAAAGCCAAACGGTTTGTCGTTAGACCCTGTCAATATGTGGACCCCCACTCCAGCCGCCGCAGGCACCCATTGATACGGGTCGGCCATCAAGGGATTATTAGGGCCGGGTAAAGCGCTGATCCAGATATTCAGCTTGGCGTTACCCACGTCTTTGATGCGCACTTGGGACACGTCAAAAATCGTCTTCAAGGCCGCAGCCATTTCCGGGCTCGTGCCATGCCCATTGTTGACGGCGATCTTCCAGTACAGGATGCGCCGGTACTCCGGATCCAGAAGCTTGCTGGATCCGGATGTTTCGCTTTCATGCTCACGACGGATACGCGCCAAGTCGAAGCCAACGGTCGCAGGCTGGCCAACAAAGCCGAAGAACTGCACATAAACCGAGTTTTCAATTTCGCGAGATTGCCCAACGATCTGGCCAATGCCATCCAGTTGTCGGCCCACCGCGACATCCAGCCAGCGCTCGTCGTGCAAAGCCTTGAGCTGATGATGTTCAAGCGGTGCATATAAGGCTCGCACCAAGGACTCCAGTCTTGAGGAGCCACCGTATTGGTCCAGAAAGTGTTTCCAGGCAACATCGGCATGACCTTGTTCCAGATTCATCACGTCACCTCAATCCGGCTGGCATCAAACAGCGCCTTCTGGGCATCCCCGATCTCGATATTGGCTGCTTTGTAATCAGTTGGACGAGGCACAAAATCAGGATCAGTGGAGTGGGCAAGTTTCAAATCCACCTGTGCAATTCCCCTGGTGCCATAAATCAGGCAAAAGAATCGCTGGTGGCGCACATCCAGACCGATTGTGTGCTCTTGTCCGGTCGCCAAAATGGCTTTCTCAATCTGCCCGAAACCATCTGGCGGAAAGGCCTGCTCGTCCACCGGTAGCAGGCTCACCACTGCTCGCACCCACACATACACAGCCTGGGGCCGATCAAACTGAATCAGTTGGGTCCCTTCCGATGTGTCCAGTACTTTGGTGACTGCCCCGTTGGTATCAATGCCACCGCTCTTGAAGCGATAAATCGCGTGAGCAATATCATCATCAAGCCCACCATCAGCAATCACATGCACGCTGTGCGGCTTGCGCCCAGCGGCATCAATTTCATCGGTTTGATTGTTGAAGACCCGGATATCACGAATACCGGGGACCTCATTAAGAATGTTGGGGCCGATACTTGGCAGCGTGGCGGCACCAAACCGGAATACACCCAGGCGATAGCGCGCACGCAACTGAGCGTCTGTTTCTCGCTGATGTCCCACTGCACCTGGCTGCAAATTCACCACCCGCGCCCAGCCAGCAACCAGCGTCACTATCGAATCCAGATCACCTGGTTCGGCCTTCTCGGCAATCGCATCCACGGTTTCGGCCAGCACAGGCGAACCAATCTCTGCGAAAGACAGGTTGCTGCTAAGCTGGACACTGACTGCCAAGGTGGCCACAGCAACCAAACGGATGGTTGCGCCGTCACTGGCGATCTGCAAACCGCTGGGTGCCAAAGCCGCCATCAACCCCGCCAGGACAGAAGCCATGGTGGCCCCAGCGCCACTGGTATAGACATAAGGCGTGCCATCCACCGTCACCGAATAGCTGGCCGAAGACTGCACAAGCGGAGTAATGCGCACATCTGCGGCGGCCTCTGCTCCGATAGTCAGGTTCTGTGTTGTGCGCCAGATCGTTTGCGTACTGCGGTGCCGAATCTGTGCGCTGGCCGGAATTTGAGTGCCCTGCAAGCCGTAAGCCACGACATACACTCGACTGCGCTCTGCCTTCAGGCGCTTGACTCCCGAAAAGGAGACGGCCCGATCCAGGGAGGCGCCACTGGCCGAACCCGGGTACATGGCGTAATACACCCCCTCTCCCATTTCCCATAGAGCCGCTTCACGCTCGGCAAACGTGTCGATCACTATCCCCGTTACCGAGTCCGGCCTAGTTTCCATATCATCAGGCAAGCCGCGAACACGTAAATTGCGGCGCAGCTCTTCTATGATTTCCATCCGGATCTCAGGCAGGCGCGGACGCACAAATCCCTCCGGAGTCACACCGTAATCAGCCATTTTTAAAAATCCTATTGGGTGACGGTGACCGTAAGCGGGCCCGCGTCTGTTTGAATTTCAGGCAATGTGATCCGGGCTCGGCGCGCAATGGCATTGAGCTCAATCTGCACCATGGGCACAGCAATCACACCGGGGACGGCACGCACTTTGGCGCGCACAATATTTTCGATCTCGGCCCGATTAGGAGCCTTGACCATGATTTTTTCCAGATAGGGAACGCCCCAGCTCTGGTCCAGAAACCACTCACCCAGAAAAGTCAGCAAGGTGACGGTAATTTGCTGACGAATTCGCGCAGCACCATCAATCAGAACCAGATCCTGCGCTGAAGACAGCGCCAAATCATGACGGCCATTCAGTTGCAAATCCCATGTCATTACACTGGCCCTCCCGTCGTGCCACCACCGGTTTGCACCCCGCTATGACGATGGTCCGAACCGATGTTCTTGCCGTTATGCATAATCTTTCCCCCCTCAAAACTGGCACCACCACTGATGCTGATTGAACTGCCTGAGCCCCCCGAGCCGGCCATACCTGCCGTGTAAGTCAACAAACCATTAACCGTGACCGGGCTATCAAAAATGGTTTCCTGGGCAATGACATGCTGACGAGGCACTCGCACAGTCAAACTGCCGTCGGGTGCCAGCTTCAAAGAGCCGGGCCCATACTGCACTGTCAGGTTTTCCGTATCTGCTACCGGGCCAGGACGCATCACTGGCGTAGCGAAGGCATCACTCAAATCAAATTGACGGGGATCATCGGGAGCCTGGTCTGAGCCCGATAGCCAGTTTTCCAAGCTACGTTGGGAAAAGTGCAGAACAACAGGGTCGCCAGGTTTCAAGGGGACCGTAATCATGGCCTGCCCCCCATCCGCAATCGGCCAGCACACGGGTACTGCAACGATCAACGGTGCAGCCAAGGTTTGACCATTGGCCAATTGCTTGGGCAAAGCGGGTTTTGCAGTCACGGTCCTGCCGTCGTAAGCCTGCACTACGCCAGGCAGACAAACATTAATATCAGACAAAATAGACGTAATGAGCTGATTCATGAGCCGTCCTTCTCTTTAGGCGCAGCATGGCGATCCAGCAGCTCCATCGTGGTTTTCCAGTCACCGGAACCATCCCAATCACCCGAGTGCTTCAGACTTTCCACCCGGAACCAATCCACCGCCTGACGGCTTTCCAGTTTGACCAGATCACCAGGGTTCAAACTGGGCAGCAGCAACGATGTGACACGCCAACCATCGGCCTGCTGACGCTCGGACTTGATCTTTTCGCTCCCTTTACTGTCCGCCTTTTCTTTGGCGCTCTGCCGTATCCGCTCGGGATTACCCAGCAAGCCACTTTCCGGCGACAGCACAAAACCCTTGCGAGGCGTTACCCCGCAACGCTCAATAACCTGCAGTTCACCGTTCTGTATGGAGTACTCCAGCCCGCTTCCCTGCACGACTTTATGCAAGGCCACTCGGGCAGCCCCATAAAAACTGAAGCCGTTTTGCCAGACCCGATCCGGAGCATCCTCAGACATCACCAATGACAAGCCCATTTGAAATGCAATGTCTTCAATGATCAGCCTGGCCCGAACGCCGGCACCACAGCCCAAACTGACAACGGTGTCTCGAATTTGAGCAAAGCCGTCCCGCACTTCCAGCTCCGTCACAATCTCCGCGTTCTGAAAGCTGCTTGCCCCTTGCACCACGGTTCCATAAGCCAGGAGCAAAGCCCCCTCTTCCTGCTCGTAACCTGCATAAAGAGCGACCACATTATCGGGCTCCACAACAGCCTCGCGGGTGTGCGGGCTCAGGTTCCAGATACTGATCTTGATCTGGTTCGGGGACTCGTTGGTATCCTTGCTCACTTCAAATTTCATACGCAATGGCGGAGCGATCTCCAAGCCCGGTTCTCCAGGTCGCCCCACCAGCAATCTGTACGTTCTATCGAAGCGCGCCATACTCTTGCCTGCTCAAGTAAAAGAAAGTGGCCTGACCGCTCAGAAAAGAGCTTCGCGTCAACTGCAGTTTTTCATCCTGCACATCTACGACAAACTCTCCAGGCGGCACATTCAAGTGCCGGAACTGATCCAGCAAAGGTGTGTTTGGTACCAGCACCAGGCCACTCAAAATACTTTTTGTATGGGCATCCTGCAGCCCCAGAACCCAAATTTGAGCCTCGCTGTTCCAGTTGAAACTCAGAAAATAGCTGGCTCCCTCCAGGCTGACTTCAATCACGAAGCTGTTCTGGTCCACCAAGGGAATTTCAATCATGTTCCACTCCCTGTTTGCACTTTCAGATTGCTGGAAGGCACAGTTTGGGACCGGGTATCACTGACTTTGCCAGTTGCCGCCCCCGTCTGGCCCGCCTTGCCTTGAACGGAAGGCGCTACCTTGTCAGCAGGGATATCAGCCTGGCGCAACTTGGCTACAACAATCTTCTGAAAGTTGCAGACCACATCCAGTTTTTCACCTTCGTTCTTGCGAGTGATCGCTGCCTTGGTCATGGCGTAGTTCTGATAAATATCCGCCCCGGTCACGATAGTGATGGGCTGACGACGCTCATGAATCTGGCGAAGCGCATCCTTGGCCGCAATCAACTTGGATCGACCACCACTGAGAAACGTGTAAATGCTGGCAGCGGTAATGACACCCGACAGGCTCAAGGTTTCTGGCTCACGAGCTATGTGGTCAGAGATGACCGAGCCATCTTCCACCGCATACTTGCTGACGCTGGCGGTCAACTCGGTTTCCTCGGTCAACAAAGCATCCAAAGGAATACTGCCCAGCATGCTTTGCTTGCCAGCCAGATCAAATAACAAGGTTACAAATGCCATAATGAGCCCCCATAAAAAAACGCCGCTCTGTGGCGGCGGGTTTGCATTCAGCGCATCCAGGGCGCAAAAAGAAACAGGTTCAAGGTGGAGTTTCGGTATAAGGGGCACGCAAACTCAGATCCTGATTCGAGTTGGCAAACCCGTATTGCTGCACTGCTAGCCCTACGGTATCTACAATCTTGTCGGCCTGGTCCTTGGTCTGCACATTCACCATCATGGTGCGATTATCGGTGTACTGGCCTCTTGTGAAGATACTGGAGACGGGCGTCGCCGTTTCAAAGCCCAGCGCACTCTTGACGCCATCCAATGTCGCCCAGCTTGGCAGCCCCGGCACCATGGAGGAAAAGAAAGCCCCCACTTGGGCGAACTGCTCTTCAAACCAGCTGAACATACGCGTGAATGTGGCTTTGATCTCGACCCAGGTCTGCTCGGCAGCCAGCACGAATGTGTCCCAAAAGTCTTTGGCAAAGCTCACAATCACGTCGCGGTAGCTCAGGATCAGTACAACCAGCGTCACGATCAAGGCCGGAATGCCTCCAATCAATAACACCAGGCCGGTCACTACCGTAATAACCGCCCCCCATTTCTCGATCCAGGAATCTACTGTCTCGGCGCCGCCCCCCAGCAAATCCTTGACCCACACCAAAGCACCTCGAACGGCTTCAATCTCCCCTTGCCATTGCTCGGATCGGCCAATAATCGAGCCCAGTACAGAATCTCCTCCCTGGAACCAGGAAATCACATCCTGAACGACCAAACTGATGGCTTCCACAATAATCATCCAGCGCAGGAAGGGGCGAACAGCGACCCACAGCTCCTTGACCAGCACACCGGTCACACCGGCCAGGCCACGCAGCATTTGCGTTACGGACTGCCCACGCCCAAGCAATGCTCCCATACCAGCTTCCAGTTTGCGCAGCCCCTGAGCCGCTCCAATCAGAAACAGCAAGTGTGTGATCTGCTCAAGATGATCACCCAGCACCTTCAAGGCGAAACTCAACAGCTCGATCACGCCGGTCTGTTGCTGCAACACCCCGCTGACCCGCGCCAACTTGTCCGAGAACTCAGTCAAAGAACTAGCCAGGGAAGCTGGTAGCTTTTCCACATCCCCACGCATGGTGCTTAACTGATTGCCGAAGGCGGACACCATCATGTCAGACGTAATCAGGCCTTGCTGGGCCAGCTCAAACAAATTCTGACGAGTAGCACCCAAAGCAGGATTGGTGTTATTTAGCCCATCAAGCAAATACGTCAACATGCGCCGATTATTGATCAGCATGGTCTGAAAACCTTCACCGCTCAGCTTTCCCTGGACCAGATCTTTAGAAAACTGCGCTATAAAAGCACTGACTTGCTGCGGGTCCGAGCCACTTGCCGTCAAGGACAAGCCCGTCGCCGCCACCACGTCCAGACTGTCTCGTGCCCCTTTTCCTTGACTTTGCATAAGCGGATGAATGCGCAGAAATAAATCAGCGCTCTGCGAAAACGGCTGACGTGCTTGCTTGGAATCCGCGCTCAAACGCTGATCAATAAACTGGTGTTCTTGTTCACCCTGGGAGCTCATTGCCAGTTGTGCCTGGACCTGGTTGAACTGGTCGCCGGCCAACAGCACATCCTTGACCGTATCAAGACCAATATTCCTGGCGATGGTTTGCTTGATAGCCCCGGACACGGAACCAATCGCCGCTCCCCCGGCTGCACCCGGTGCTGTGCTCTTGCCAGCACGTGATGGATCCGAAGAGCGCACACCCACCCCAGGCCCACGAATGCCACGTACCAGGTTTCCCATGGCCAACTGGGCATTTTTTGCGCCTCGCTCCAGCGCATTCAAGGCGCGGCTTTGCTCGATGGACTGCTTTGCCAACTTCGCAAAACCCACCGCATCCTGTTGAAGGCGCTGGTACCACTGCGCATACGCCTTCAAGTCGGACAGGTCCACCTGGCTGCGCACCTTCGCGACAATTTCACGGACATTTGTCATTACTTGTTCACTGTGCGTGCTGCTTCCATAGCAGCAGCCTCAGCGTCCATAAGGTGGTTTAACTTGATCAAATCCAGCAAAAGTACTTCCCGTCGACGAATCTCGCCGACGGTTACTTTGCTGGCCATCACGGGTCGCCAGATCAGGAACTCTCTTTCGAGTTCTGGCTGATAGCTCCCAACGGGTTTGCTGACAGTTGGCTCAGGTCCAGACCAGAACGGCTGAGCCAACGCCCTAAAGGGGAGGCGAAGTTCACCTTCAAAACATGGAACAACAGCTCCAGAATATCGGTGAACTCCTTAAAAACCATCGCACGCGCCGCCGCATCCAGACGCACGTCTCGACCATTCATCGAAACAGCGACAGAGTCAGCATTGATCAAGCGATCTGTCCACTGCTTGAGCTGACGCCCACTCAGTTTTTCGGACAGCTTTTCAATGGCACCCGACATCAACACTTCAGCCTGCTCCGCTTGCGCTCCCAAACTCAAAGACAGCAACTCCCCCACTGCTGGCAAGAGGTCTTTTTGCAAATCACCAAAAACCTCCAGCGCTTCAAACGCATCCATCGGCGTGATCAAGAACATGGTGTCGTTGACTGTCACCTCCACAGGGCGTGCCATCAGTCGTTACCCCCGTTAGTGAAGCCGCCCACCGCTTCCAGAGTCCACTCACGGCTACCGATGCCCTTGGCAAAAGTGGCATTAGCCTTCTTTTGCACCCAGGCCATACCCGTAAACAGCGTGCTGCCACGCAGGTCCGTAATCAGGATAGGAAATGCACCTGCACCGCCTGAGAGACGATCCACATCGCACAAGGACGAGAGCACGTCGTTGGAGCGGCTGGTCTGTTGCAGGGTGATCTTGATGGTGTGACGGGGATCATGACTGATCGAGCGAGATACATCGCCATAGACCCCCACCGAGCTGCTGACACCGTCACCTTGAGGTTCAATACTGATAAAAGTGTCATCAGCTGGGCCCGTGACGGTATGCGCGCCCAGAACACATTTAACTTGCTTGGAATCGTAGCTTTTCAATTCATAGGCCATTTCAGGCTCCCAAAGAAAAAAGCCTGGCACTAAACCAGGCTGGATTTATGACAAAAAGGGACGCTTATGCGCCTGGATTACAGGGCGTAGCTCAAGCTGCCCTTGATTTCGGACACGTGAATGGCGCCAGCCAGGCGAGCAGTGAAGTACACGTCGCGCAAGACACGATTCGCCTTGTCGTTGAAAGGAACCTGGCTGCTGCGTGGCAGGCTCAGGGTGTAGCTGGGAACAATACGATCGTTCTCGTCCAGCTCTTCAGTCGCAATACCACCACGACGCACGTTCAGATCCAAAGGAGCACGGATGGCATTGCCGATCATCTGGATACCATCGTCAGTGAAGGCGACTTTGCCATCTGCATTGATCATGGCCGAGACCACCGACACTTTGATCTGTTCGACCAAGGCATCACGCAAGCGGATAACGTCAATCCATTCTCCCGCGGCCGTCAAACCACCTTGGGTAACTGCAAAGTTGCGGAATGGCTCAAAGGTGGAGAAGTTCTTGCCATGTGCCACCAAAGCCTGGCCTTCACTCAGTTCGTCGTAGGCAATACCTGCCAGCTTCTTCAGTGCCCAGGTTTCCTGACCGGGGTAGTAAGTAAACATGGAGGACATCAACGCGGCTTCAGGGTACTGCGTTGCGGCTGCTGCGCTGTAAATGCCAAAGCTGCGGAAGTACTGTTTTGCCTGCAACTGGCTAGCCAAATCCTCGCTCGAATCGGGATCAATAATGCCCGCATCAGCCGAAGCCGTACCAAACAGTTTCTCGTTGGCTTCAGTCCAGGCGGCAGCCGACAGCACATCTTCTTTGGCACGGCTGGTAATAACCAGGCCATACCAATTAAAGGGGCTATTGGCGATCGAGGACAGAGCTTGGGTCACAGTCTCAGTACCGGGCACCACCTGCATGGCCAGATTGCCTTGCAGTTGAACCGCCAGGGCCGCACCCACCGTTTTATTGCTCACAGTCACCACAGCTTCGGCTGCAGTCGCCGTCACAGGAGCAGCCGTTTGTGCAATCGCGCTAGCCAAACCCGAGGCAATTTCTGCCACCGTGTCTGTTTCCAGCGCCTTGTACGACACCTGCGCATCCAGCTGTTGACCCTGTTCGTCACGCCAGCGCAACTGGACACGGTAGTTGGCATCAGGCACAGCACGACTTACCGAAACTTTGAGCTCGTCAACCTGACGACGGCCAATAAAGACCTGACGAACGGCAGGAATCTGTGCGAAAGCATCGCGCGCAGCCCAGTACAAGGGATCCGTATCTTGCAGTCCCATGTCCAGCAGTTCATCCGCACCGGTAATGGTCATGGCGCGTGCTGTCGAGAGCACATGACTGCCCAGAATCAGCATGTCGGAAAAAGATTGTTCATTGATTGCGGTCGTACGCAACGCAATATCTACGTTGGCGATCCGAGATAGTTTTGCCATCGGTGGCTCCAAAAAGAAAAAACCACCTGGATCGGTGGCTAAAGCGCTAAAAAAACACGTTCAAGAAAACAGGCCCGGGCAGGCCTGCCTGGTCACTCAAGCAGGGGGCTGCCCCCCTTTCACTTCCACAAACTCAATCACATGCACTTCATCATCCATGCTGGCCGTATACAGGACATCCAGATCCAGCCGTGTATGGGCTTGCCCCTGTTCAGCCTGGTCAGGTTCCACCTCCGAGAGCACAGCGCGAACTACAGCAATGTTCAGCTCCTCACTGAGAGCCTGCAAAGACTCGGACTCCAATGCCAGATGAACACGTTCCAGAATGTTCCAGCTATCCGTCGCAAAGCAGCGCAACTGAAGCTGTGCCTGATAATGCGCGCTGACTTGGCGGATACCAGCCTCGTTAACCCGTCCGTGATGGCTAGGGCCAGGATGACCCTGGGTCATGGAGAAAAGGAGATAAGGCATCGCAGGTAACTGCCCCTCCTCTACAGGCTCACGAAGCACCGTATGCGGCTCGGCCGCTTTGGTAATCAGCGTATAAAAATCGTCTTGGGCATAGCTCATGGCGGTACGTTTCCTGGTCTGGACAAGCAGGCCGATACAGAGATCAAGTAAGTTCATCAAAAAACAAAGTGGCTCCTTGTGCGGAACATAAAAAAAACCCCGCCGCAATTACTTGCTCGGGGTTGTTTCGTTTGCATTGGACGCAACTTTGCACGCCCATTATTGCAATTGTGCTTGCAGATTCATAGCGGGCCATGTTGCAGACTGCAACGCCACGCGTAAAAGGCAGAGGTTTCACCCTCTTTGATCTTGTCCACCTGGCCTGAATCCTGCAGTTGCACCAGCACGCGCTTGACGCCTTCGCGCATGGCGTTGCGTTGTGCAGTGGACAGATCCATGCCTTTGCTGACATGCCGCACAATCTGAATCATGCGGAACTCTCGTCCCGGATAGGCCGCTAACAGGTCTATGACTTCGGCTGCATACTTCACCGCAAAATCTCCTTCTCAACTGTGATTCTGAAATCCATCAAATGGCGGCGGTAGTCTTCATCCCGAAGGACCGCACCAGTCACCCTTTTGATCCACAAACGGGCTGTGGCCTGACGTTCGCTGGCGGTCAGATGGCCGTACTGGGCATTCTTGCGTGGGTACTCGGCCTGTATGACCATGGCTTGATAGTGCGGCAGGCGCTGGTACAAGGCATCCACCGCCAGAGCATGGTCCTGGTGTATGGGCCGAAAGTCCTCTTGCCAGGGAACGTAGCGCTCCATATTGCCCACGGTCTGCCCAGACCAGCACCAGCGGGCCCAGTTCCAGAGCAGATCATCGCCGCTTAGGCCCTGTTTGTTTTCTGCTTTGATTGTCATGTGTACTCCTCCTTCAGACACGCTGGACGGTGATGCCGTGCATCCAGGTCAGCAAGACACGTTTGATACCTTGAAACAGACTGTGTGTATGGCGGCCTACCTCCACAATGCGACGGCCGCTCCTGTTATCCGTGTAGGCAAAGTCCGCGATGTAGCAAATCCTACTGGCAGGCATCAGGTGGCGGAAAAACCGTGGCGCCAGACTCCAGGATGGTTGCTGTACCAATTGCCTGATCTGGCCGCGCTGCTGCAAAACCCGTAGCTCCTTGTAGCGATGGGCCGGTGTTCCGGTGATAGGCCTACGCACTTTTTGATGAAGCGGTGTTGTCAGATCCATAACTCACTCCTTTCCCAAGGCGGCTTTAGCCATTTTCAGGACCGCCAGAGAACGCTCTTGGGGGTGCGCCAAGATCCGGTTCGCCCAAACTCGCGGGTCCTTGTTGTTGTCGCCTGAAATGACCTGGGCCAGATCGCGTACGCGTCGCTGTCCTTCCCGACGGCCTTGCTCTCTGTCTTGTGGTGAAGACAAAGCCAATCGGGGCGACGGGATTTCTGGCCATTGCCCTTTGGCCAGTTGATCGCCCAGAACTTTGTGCCAACGCTGCTCCAGCTGCGTGTAAGCCTGATTCAGCAAATCAAACTGCCCGATACTGATTGCCGCGTAATAGATCGCCGGGTGCGACCACTCGCCCATTTCTCCTCGCACCCGTGCCTGCATGCCACGCACGGCCTGAAAAAAGGCAGTCTCTGGTTCCAGTTGAGGACGGCAGGCCCGCAAGAACTCCGGCAAGCTGGGTGGCCAATCGAACATGCGGCGACAATTCTTGATGCCCAGTGCCACATCCGTGGGCGAGACGCCCTCTTCATCAAAGGCCTCGGCCCAGGCTTGCTTCCAGTCTTCGATGGCTTGCTTGTCGCGGAAGTTGGAACGGAATTTGTTGGGATAAATGCCATTGAGCCGGTTGTACAAATGGTCCATCAGGCTGATGCCTTCCAGCTTGGTGTGACGCAGCAGCCAGGGGTTAGAAAAATCAGACATCGATGACATCGTCTATCTCCTCGCGTTGCCGATGACGGTTCACATAGGCCAAGGGGTCAAAACCCGATGCTTGCCCTGCACGGAACTCATTACGCCCTTCCAGCCAGCTGGCCTTGCCCCCGCGCCAGCCACGCAACATGCACTCGGCCAGAAAATCATCGACGCTGTAACCCATCTCCAACGCCCGGTGGGCCTCGGCGCCCAGGCGATTCAAGGCAGTTTGCGTCAAGGGAGCTTTGATCTCGCGACGATGACGCAGATAATCCGCGACCACTTCTGCACTGGGTTCAGCAGGCCAGGCAGAGAACTCCAGCGCCGGAGCCTTGCGCCGCACATTTGTTTTTTCTTTATCTTTTTCTGTCTCTGTCTCTCCTTCTTTATCTGTCTCTTTATCTAGCGCGTTACTTGGCCGTTTCGGTAACGTTACGGGCGCGCTACTGCCCTCCTTACCGTCCTGTTCCTGCTTTTTTCTGGCCCGAAAGCGCGCCACGCGCTCTGCGCTGCTGTCAGATTTCATCTGACGCTTGTCCCACGCCAAGGGCTGCAAAGTCTCTGGGTCGATCAAGCCCACTTCGCTTAAACGACGCACGACATCATCCAAGGTGCGCAGGTCCAGACCCAGCTTGACGGCCACCTTGCGCAGCATCAGGGTGTCCCCACTGTCGAGCACGCCCTGCCCCTTCAGACACAGCAAGGCGACGTAGTGCCATCTGTCCTCAAAAGCCAGTAGACGCAACTTCTCGTCATCCACCATCTCGGTGTAGGCACGAAACCACGGCATATTGCTCATCAGCACGCTCCATCCTGTTTTACGTTCTGCTGTGCCCAAGCCCACACAGGCTGCACTCCCAGTTTCTGTCGGGCTGGGTGACAAAACGGCATACCCGGGCGATAAACCAGTCGGACAAGGGCTTGGCCCTTCGGCACGACCTGCCTGAGCAACGGCAAAGGCTGTACAGCGATTGGTTCTGACACAAGCTGCTTGGGCGGCGACCCCATCGCCTGCGGCCAGTGGCTTTCAATATGTTTTTTCATGGCATCCCGAAATGAAATGCCACACGCCTGAGATCTGTTTGCAAACATGTGGCGCGCAGCAGGACCCCTGACCCCAACAGGCCAAGAACATCCGATTAATAGGCAATGCCCCAAGGGCACAAGAACTGTGTCACCCCATGACACAGCCGATCTGTCAGGTTCGGCTTACAAGCCAACCCCATCTTGAATGCTTAGATGTTTCTAGAACTTTCTTTGGGTGCTGGGGCAGGCACCACCGGGTTCATGTGATGGAACACCAGTTGCCAAACGCGTGGAATGACACCGGCCTTCTCCCATTGAGATATGCGGCCTTTGCTCAAGCCTGTGATACGCAGTACGGCTCGGCGACCGCCCATTTCTTCGATGATGTGTTTAGCGTTCATGTGTTGAGTATAGATAGTTCTAAACGCAAAGAAAAGAAATATCTAAACCAATGTTTAGTTTTTTCTTGTTTTAATGTTGAATATGGATATTTACTCGATTCGCCGCAGAAACCTGCAACGCCTAATTGAAGACCGCGCTCACGGCAACGCGGCTGACTTTGCGCGCTCTATTGGGCGCACACGGGCGCAGTTGGCCCAGTACCTGTCATCCACCTACAACGGCGGGCGCAGCATTGGCGAACGAGTGGCGCGCGCCATAGAAAAAGAAGTGGGTCTGGAAGCACATAGCCTGGATCAACAAGGCTATGGCTATGGTGCCAAGCGTGATTTTGACTCCAACGTGCAAAACGCCATGATGGGCGAGCGGCGCATTCCCCTGCTCAACTATGTGCAGGCAGGTGTCTTTCGAGACCCGGGCCAGAACTTCACGTTTGAAGAGGTAGAGTATCTGCTGACAGATCTGTGCCTGTCCGAGCGCTCTTTTGCTCTGCAGATCAAGGGCGACTCCATGTTGCCGGACTTCAAGGAAGGCGACCGAATTATTGTTGATTGCGAGCTCACGCCCCGCCCCGGTGATTATGTCGTCGCCAAAAATAGTGAAGAAGAAGCCACTTTCAAGAAATACCGCCTCCTGTGCATTGATGAAGGCGGGCAAGAAATCTTTGAGCTGGTGCCGCTGAACGAAGACTACCCGTCCATTCGCAGCGACCAGCATGCCATTGAAATTATCGGCACCATGGTGGAACACCGGAAATACTATCGCCGGTCATAAGCCACTGACTGCGCGGCTTACCCGGCGTGGCGCGGCCTAACGCTTTTTCATTTCCTGATCGACCTTCTCCATCCAGGCCTGGTCGCAAGGTACGGGCTCTACAGAAGCTTTCCCGTACAAACGAAAATGGACCACGTTGCACCACTCCTGCGAGCCATAATCGGGACCATGGCCTTGGCCATCTGACACAGCCAATTGGCGATCCACCTGTTCCAACCATGCTTGGCTGCCAACTGCCTCGGTGGGCGCCATCGTTTGACAAGCGGCTAGTAATAAAGCGGGGAAAAGCATTACGATTCGCATGACATCATCCAAAATAAAATAGCTATTACAGCAGAGCACAAAAAGAAACGTATTTTCAACGCTCTTTTTATGGCAAAACCATCGGGGGTTCAAGCTCGTCCCTGGCGCGTGAGACAAAAATGAAATGCTTGTTCCTGTGCCTGATCATGGCACTGCTACCTCTCGATACACAGGCACGAAATACCCCCTGTTCAGGCAAAAAAGGCGGTATCTCCCATTGCGAGGGGGAGGTTTTTGTATGCCGTGATGGTTCTGCCAGCGGCAGTAAACGATCTTGCCCCACGTACACCGGTACAACAGGACGAAGTTCGCCATCGGCTCCACAAACGCTGCAGTCAAACAGCGCTTGCACATGTGTCAGTGGCACCTATTGCACGGGCCCGCGTGGGGGCCGCTATTGCGAAACCAGCACAGGTAGCAAGCGCTATCAACGCAAATAAAAATGCCGGCTGAAGTGCTTGCTTAGCAATTGCCTTTTTTCGCCTGGCCGGGTGGACAGTGGCGCTGTCCATATCCGCCGTGCCCATCTGGATCCACAATGACAGAACCTCTGGGGGTATGAACAGCACAGGCAGAAAGAATGGATGTCAGGGTCAGGGCTAAAAACAGTGTTTTCATCATTATTCTCTGGATTTCAGACGCACCCAT